GTAAGGGACGCCGTCGACCTTCCATCGCGAAATGGTGAAATTCTTTGAACGCAACGCTATTTGGTGATGTTTGCGCGTTTTATGGCGTTCGATGCGTTCGGGCGTTGACAGGTGCGCAAAACCGTATGGCGCGGTTGCCCAAAGACCCTCGCGTTTTAGAGTATGCGGCGGCTCGGGGGATTTCAAAACGCACGGCTCAGTTGCACCGGCAGAAAAATAATTCTGACTGGTTGCAATTTATTGGGGCGAATTTCGAAAACGTCGAAATCATCGTTCAGGCGATTTCTGAAACCGCTGTCGTTGCTGGTAAGACGAAAGAGCTCGCGATGATGGACGCGGCGTTTGAGACTTGGCAAGCGATCGAGGGAAAGAAGCGCGAGGCGATCAATCGCAGCCGAGCGGAGCACCTTCCTGCTTTGTGTAAGGCGGAAATGGAGTCGCAGGAATCTTTTCGAAAGGCCAAGCGTGCCTGGGAAGCCTCGGAGATTGCGCGTGGTGGTATTATTCTACGGAGTGATCTCAAAGGATATCAGCGTGCTTTGCAATCGATCCGGCAAGTGATCGAGAAAGCACCCGGCGAGCTGGGGGCGCGGGCGAATCCGATGGATAAGAATTTCGGGATTGTCGCGGTGCGGGAATGGATCGAAACGCGTTTCAGTCGAGAGGTCGAAGCTGCTTTTTCAGAAATTGAAAAATTAAAAAATCCGCATGAGGTGAGCGCAACCACGGGAATCCTATGAACTCCCTGCCCTCCACCGCCCTGGCGGAAACGCTTTCATTCTTCGACTTCCAGCCCGCGCCCGGCGTGGTTGAGTTCCTCGAGAAGAATGTTGAAGTGCCGGAACGGGTTTCCCCTACTCAGCCGGGGCGGTTCTCCACCTTGCAGCGCCCTTATATGAGGGAACCGTTGGAATGTTTTCAACCCAAAGAAGGGATCACGGATTTGTGGCTCCCATGGGGATCGCAAGCGGGGAAAACCACGGTGACGGCGATGGGCGTGGCGTATCTCATCGAGAATGATCCGGGGCCGGTGTTGTGGGTGACACCTTCGGAGAATTTCGGGCGCTCATGGTCATCTACTCGCTGGATGCCTTTGATTGAACACAATCCGATCCTCGCCCAGCATATGCCAGGGAATGCGGACGATTGGAAGCACCTCGAGCAGCATTATGATCGAATGACCATGAACGTCGTGGGCTCCAATTCACCGGCGAACCTGGCATCGCGCCCGGCTCGGTATGTGGTTTGTGATGAGGTTTGTAAATTTGCAAAAGCCACGGCGGACGAAGCCTCGGCGATGATGCTGGCGGATCAACGAACCAAAACATTTCGGGAGATGGCGATGAGGATCCGGACATCCACGCCGACCACGGCGGAGGATGAATTCTGGCTCGGCTGCAAAGGGGCAGACATGCGACAAAATCATATCCCCTGCCCTTCCTGCAAAAAGCCGATCGTGCTGAATCACGTCTTGATGGATCAGCCGGATGATCTCGAAGCCTTGCGATCATCACCGGAAGATTCGGAGTTCACTTTGCACTGGGACAAAGAAAAAGCGCGTCTCGACGATGGCACATGGGATGAACAAATCGTTCAGCAAACAGCGCATTTCCGTTGCGTTCATTGCGAATACCCCATTTGTGATCACGAAAAACCGTCGTTACTTCTGCTCGGCGAATGGCATCCTCTACACGCGGGAAAAGCTAAAAATACGCGGTCTTATCAGCTCTCATCGTTTTACTCGCCGGATGTGACGTTCGGTCAGATGGCGACTCATTTTCTGAAAGGGAAAAATTTGTTTGGCCTTCAGGATTACACAAACGGATGGCTCGGGTTGCCTTATCACGAATCGTTGTTGGAAGTTTCGGATGCGGATATTATGGCACTCCGTTCTGACTACCGGCTGGAGACGATTCCGAAGGATGCTCAGATCACCGCCATTTTAATCGGGGTTGATCCCGGCGAGCGGGAAACGCATTGGACTGTGACGGTTCACTCTCTCACTGGTGAAATGTGGTTGATCGATCACGGGACCGTTTTGGATGTTTCTGATTTAACAGAATTACAAAAAAGAACCTGGCCGATTGGTTCCACGGGTCGGCGTCGAGCTGCGACGGGTGGTTTTATCGATTCCGGTTACAATACCACAAAAGTTTACGATTTTTGCAGGGGATCGCAGGGTTTCTTTCATCCGACCAAAGGATCCAAAGCAGCAATCGGAACCTGGTCGATGACGCCGGTTCGATCGCACCCGGGGATCACGTTGCTCACGTATGTGGATTTCACCGCAAAATGCGGATTGTATGAGGACCGGGTTGCGAAGCGTGGAAATCCTCGATTTTATTTGCCGGATGATATTGGCCGTGAATTTTGTCGGGGTTTTTCCTCTCAAAAGAAACTCCAAAAACGAACCGAACGGGGAACCGTTTATTTTTGGAAGAAGGTGGAGGATGATCATTATCCCGACTGTGTGAAGGTGGCGGATATTGGCTTCAAAGCAATGACTGCGGGGTTAAATTGAAAAAGAACGCCTAAACGATCTCACAAGCGAGGGACGAGCGAAGTTGGGATCCGCGCCTCGTTCTTTGCCGGGTTGATGTTTTGAAAATAAATGACATTTTATATGAAATAGTGCTTGCGCTTAATCATACCGAGCCGTATATATAAAAACATGAATTACACCACAGCATTCGCCGAACGAGTCGCAACGTCCATACCTTTAGGATGGCTTCACGCAGTCGCAAACAGTGGGATCACAGATGAACAATGGAAAAATCAAGTTCCAAACCAATTTTCGGAATCAGGCTATAAATTCAGAACCGATGAACTGAACTCACAATGGAGATCTATAGTCTTTCACCGCGAATTAGTGGAAAAAGAATGGCAGAAATGGGGTAAAATAAAATACGCCGCATAACCCACAAACTCGAAAGCATGACAGCCGGAGGAAAACGCAAAGGTGCGGGGCGCAAGCCTCGCGGAATCCCAAAAGAAACAATCACAGTGAGACTTGAGCCGGAAGAAGCTGCCAAGTTTCGCGCCATCTGCGAAGTTCGCGAGAATAGCCAATCTCAGCAAATTACCGAATTTATAAAACGCTCCCGATTGTAGGGAAAGAACGTCTTAGCTAACGCATCGCCGTAGGCGATTGCTGTCCAGCGCCTTGTTCTCTGCCAAATTTACGCACCCGAAAATAAATGCAGAAATGTTTGAATTAGCGCTTGCACAATTTCAAATGAGATGCTAATAGTCTTTACCATGACAAATAAAACTGAAAAAATAACAGCACATCAGAAGGCGATCCAGCAGAGGGATTCAGCGCAGGCAGCACACGCACAGGCGTATGCCGCAATGAGAGCGGCATCAACGCATTGCATGAATGATATTACAGACGATGACCGAGTCGCGTTGGCTCTGCTCAAAATCCCACTGGAACAGGCTCTTACGGCTGTTGACGCCACAACGGAGGGGCTTCCTGAAGACTTTGAGTTTGTGTCGTTTTGCCGCTTCTCGGAAAAGCCTGAAAGGGCCAGCATATATCACGCAATGGATTCTTATGCGACTTTCCACAAGTCATATAAGTCGGCGGCATTTGCCGCTGGGATATGTAAGCGCCTGCTAAAAGGCGACACCTACATTGGTGGTGTCACGTTCAAGGGTTTTATAATCACGCCTAACCCCGCCGATGATACATTTTTTATCTACACGGTATAATGAGAGGTGGAAAACGCAAGGGAGCGGGGCGCAAGCCTCGCTCCGAGCCACGGGAGGCAGTAACGGTGCGACTAGAACCCGAACACGCGGAAAAATTCCGCAAGCTCTGTGAGGCCAAGGTGCGCAGTCAGTCGGAGCAAATCACCGAATGGATAAAACGCGGCCGATTGTAGGCAGAGAACGCCGAAGCGATGCCACAAGCGAGGCACGAGCGAAGTTGGGATCCGCGACACGTTCTGTTTTGAATTGCCTCCGTTGACAGAATGCCGTTTTACATGGCGTCCACCGCAGATCCTGACATCCTAGCTTATTTCCGGCGGTTTATTACTCTGCGGACCGATGTGGAGACATTTTATCAAGCTGCTTTTACTGCGAAGATGGCGCGAGAAACTGAGGTGACGATTACCTCGTCTTCGTTTCCTGAAGGCGGAACGGCCTCGGGTGAATTCTCCGGCGATCCCGGATTGATCCTCGCGACGTGTGAAGTTTACCTCAATGAATTGGATGGTGTGGCGGGCTCCGGTGAATCAAAGCCGGGGATGCTCTTTGATCGATCGCGGGGCGAGCTCCGCACCTAAATCGACTTTTTAACCCTTGTTACCTGAAATTTCATGTCTGGCCGCCGCAAACGCTCTAAAAAATCACAAAACTCCCCTGTTTCATCTCCATCAGTGGGCTTTGTGCCGGGTGTTGGCGTAGTTGTTGGGGGTGAATCCCCGACGAATTTCACTTCCGGTTACGATGCTGCGCGGCCTTCATCCACTCGCGGGTGGACTCGGTGGCCGACAACAGAGCCCCGGCAGGAGCTCGATCAGCTCACGCGGGAAACTTTGGTGAAGGAATCGCGGTGGCTCCAGGCAAACGTGGGTTTTGCCCATCGGGGCGTGACCGGATTGGCGGATTTGGTCGGTTATCTCACCCCACAAGCGGCGACGGGAGACGCGGAATGGAACCAGAAAGCGGAGGATCACTTCCTCGAAATGGCATTGGAGCCGACGCTGTTTGATCGGACGGGAATGCTCGATTTTTTCTCGTGGCAGGTCGAACAAACGAAATCCGATCTCGGTGATGGCGATTCCCTCACGGTTCTTTCCGAAAACGATTTTGGATCGGCTGAGATCATTTTTTATGGCGCTCATCATCTTCGTTCGCTTCGATCGCAAAAGAAGAGTCCGCCGAAACCTTCGGAGATTGAAAGCGATGGAGTGATCACGGATTTGATGGGGCGGCCTAAATTTTACCAGGTGGTTTCCGGTTACGGGTCCAAAGCGAATGGCGTAAAAATCCCGTCACGCGATACAATTTTTTCGGCGAATCTGGAACGGCATGGGCGAGTGCGCGGGGTGACTGCCCTGGCACGGGCGATCAATCATTCTAAAGATATCGCGGAATCGAATGCATCGGTAAAATCGGCGATCAAAGCGGCCGGAGAATACGTTTTTCAAATCACCCAACAGCAAAATGGAGCGATGCCGTTTCATCCGCTCGCTCAACAGGCTAAGACGGTGGAATATGACGACGCGGGAAATGCGATCGTAGCGGAAGGCGAAGGCGCGGCTGGTTCGCAGAAAATTAAGATTGAGGAAATCGTCAACAGCTCCGCAACGGCGTTGCAATTCGAAGGCGGGAAGCGTCTCGAGATGATCACTGATTCTCGCCCTGGTTCGAACTATCTGGATTTCATCAATCACCTGATGCGGGATATCGCGTGGGGAATCGGGGTGGCTCCGGAAGTGCTCTGGATGATGGCGGGGCTCACAGGTCCCGGGGTTCGATTTGTGATGAAGGATTTGAATCGGTGGATTAAAAAACGCCAGGACAAACGCCTTCGGGATGTGAAAAAATATTGGGCATACTTTTGGGCCAAAGAATTCGCGAACGGCTACCCGATGCCGAAGGATCCGAGTTGGTGGAAATGTGAATGGATTCCGATTGCTGATATCACAATTGATGAGGGCCGAGATGGGGCGCTCGCGTTGCGCCGGTATGAAAAAGGCGCGGAAACGCTCGCCAATATTTACGGCGGGCAAGGCCGCAAGTGGGATCGGCAGATGGAACAACGGTCCCGCGAAATCGATAAAGCGGTTTCTCTCGCGGATGCTTCCAAGGCGGGTGACGTTACGTGGCGGGATTTTTTGCCGGTGCATGAGTCGAAAATCGCGGCACCACCGATTGATGAAAAGCAAAAGGGGAAGTGATTTAGTTGAGCAGCTAGGGTTGGTTCGATGAATTAACCCTATCGGTTCGGAAGATGGTGAAGGGATCACCCCTCCCCTGAATTTGACAGCGGGGGCGAGGCAATGAGTCAGCCCAAACCATGGTCCTTTTCTGTTGTCGAAAATCACGCAGGTGGTGGACAGACAGCTAATGTTTTCATTTCCGGCCCTATTTATGACGGGGAATCCTACGGGACCGAGTTGGCCGGTGCGGGTGATTTGGTAAATCAGATAAGCGGGCTCGAGTCTCACGTTGATAATATTGACGTCACCATCCAATCCCCCGGCGGTTCGATTTCGGCTGGGTTGGCGATTTACAACGCCCTGATTAATTCCGGAAAATTTGTCACCACGCAGGTTGCAGGGATGGCGGCCTCGATGGGTTCGGTGATCATGCAAGCCGGAGACGTTCGCAAGATGCCGCGAAATTCCTTCCAAATGTGCCACCGGGCGCAAGGTGGTGCGAGTGGAACGGCTGATGATGTGGCGGCGGCGGCCGCTGTGATTCAACAGCACGAGGATGAGCTCGTTGATATTTACGCACGGCGAACCGGTAAAACATCGGCGGAAGTTCGGGAGATGATTTCAACCGACAACTACATGAATGCGAATTCATGCGTGGAGAATGGGCTGGCGGATCAAGTGATCGAGCCCCCGGCGCAAAGCGATGCGGAATCCGATGAGACATCCGCCCGACTGACTCCGGACAATTTAAAATTCATGGCGGAGAACCGCATGGCGATCCCCTCACTGGCATTATTGCCTATCAATTTGATTGCAGCCGTTGATCCCGCTCCAAGCGTGGATCCGGCGGTAACTGAAACCCCTGAAGTTGATCCGGCGCAAGCCTCGGAACCTTCGGAACCTGAAACCACTGATGAAGTTGATCCGGCGGCAAGCCTGGAACCTTCTGAACCGGAATCAGAAACCCCGGCTCCACCGAAGAATTTGGCGGCACGGTTGTTTGCATATTTGGCGGGAAATCCCGATACCAATGAAGTGAGTGATCAGCTTAAAAATCTGGTAACGGATGCGGGATTACAAGCGACTGAAGCGACCGAAATCGTCGACCTCCAACTGGAAGTAGACGATTTAGAAAACCGCCTCCAGTCGTATATCGAGGAAAAATCACAGCTTGAAAATCAAATCGAAAATCTCAAAGTGGAAGCCGTAACGGTGGAAAATGCGGCGGCTAAAGCCATCGCGAAGCTCGGATTTGTTGGTGCTGATTTGCAAGCTCTCGAAGCTGTACCACCTATCTCGGCGGAAGAAGCCTCCCCCGAAGCGGAAATTGATTCGCTCCGGGGTCAGTTGAAAACCGAGAAGGATCCACGGCGCAAGGCGGAGTTGGCACGCGAAATCAAGGCTCTCCGATAACTTAATTTTTTTACTTACTTTTTACTTTTTTAAATCATGGCAACACTCACCACCACCGAAATTTTAACGGATACTTTAGACGCTTTCCGCCAGCAGTTCCCGATGCTTGGAAACTTTACTTCTGATATGTCGAGTGGTTCGGCCGTTAAAGGGCAGACCATCATGGCGCACATCGCCAATTTGCCGACTGCATCCACTTATGATGCAACGACAGGTTACGCGAACGGAGCCACCGCAGCGGAATCTCTTCTCGAAGATGTTCCCGTCGTCCTTGATCAGCACGCTCACGTTCCGATCAAGCTGGATTATATCGCTTCGATCTCAAATCAGAAAAAAATCTATCAGCAGCAAATCGATAATCGCGCTTACGTGCTCGGAAAGTCGATCGTTGATTTTGCCCTCGGCAAAGTGCTGGCGGCAAACTTCACCAACGCGGTCAATGAGTCGGTTGTCGGTGATGTCGATCGTGAAACCCTCGGTGCGATTCGTAAGGAAATGAACTTGAACGGCGCAGCTCCAAGCGGGCGTTTCGGCATTGTAAACGGCGACGCTTTTGAGTCGCTCGATACGGATCCCCGGATCGCAAGTGCTGACTATCACGGTCAGCAGATCGAAGGGAATTCCCTGGGTCAACTGAATAACGTGAGCGGTTTCGAGGCAATCTACGAATACCCAACCCTCGCCGCAAACGGTGAGTTGTTGGCTGGTGTCTTCCTCGATCCTCGAGGCATCGCAATCGCGACTCGCCTTCCTGATCACAACATCGATTACGCGAATGATCTTGGCATCCCTCGCGCCGGTAAATTTGAGGTAGTGGAGGATCCGGATTCAGGTCTTGCACTCCTCGGTATCTCTTGGGAACAGCCAGGCACGTTCGACCAGTTTCTCACCGTCACGGTTCTTCACGGAGCGGCGGCTGGTGCTCAGGGCGGATCTGCTGGTGCGATCACTGACAAAGCCGGGGTTCGTCTCACGACTACGTCTTAATTCAATGGGGATTGAATGCGGTGGAGAGTTGGGAATGATCTCACTCTCCACCGTAATTTTTCGATTCTCTTTTTTAAATCCGCCACCTTTTTTAAACCATGTTGAAAATTGTTTTAGGTTACAAGGGCCGCAAGCCGAGCAAATCCGAAGATCCGAAAGTGATCTATTGTGGAAACTCTGCCAGTGAATCCCGCGAAAAAAGTGATGCCGCGAAGGTGTCCGGAAAGTTTGGTTTGGTTGGATTCATCGAAAACTCGGTGCCGCGTTATCAAGTTTGTTCAGGCAAACCGACAACGGCGGCCGCTCCGAAAAAATCGGATAAGGCGGAGAATAAATAATTCTAATTTCCTCCTGCACATCCAGCGGCGTCATGGGGTTTTTCCTTGTGGCGTCGCTTTTTTTTAAACTCAAGACGATTATGAAAGCCAGTTCAATCTCACGATTTTGGGAAACGGCCAATGCGGTCACCGCCAATTTGTTTCCGGGGCGCGTTCGGGTCGGCGGGGAAACCAATGGAACGATCATCGGTCCGGCGGGAGTTTCGATCGGCGGAACTTCGATCGAGGAAAAGCTGATGGGTGGGGGAATCACTTTGGCTAAAGGCATCACGGTGCGAATTGCAAAATCGAGTTGGCCGGATGGGTTGGTGTTGCCGGTGGAATCCTCGACGATCAGTGTTCAAAACTCATCGACCGAAATCGTAGCGGATTGGGATGTGGTGGCGTGGGTTCACTATTCGGTGAAGCAGGTGCGCGGGCATCAAACGACAGAACCCGCCTGGGTGATCGATTGCCGCGAAAAATAAACATTTAAAATCATGGCACGGGTTCGGGGCAGGTTAAATGCGAATAAGCTGGCGCGGAAAATCATTGCGACGGAGAAAAACTTGAACCGGGTTCTGACGGAGCCTTTGGAATCCGGTGTGCGGACAATGTGTGGGATGTTGGCGGTATTTACCGAACCGGGGACGGAATCCTCACGGCGAGATTATGCGGGGAATATAGGCGGTCAAATATCCGATTTATTTTCCCCGGCGTCATTGTATGAAAAGTTAAAGGCTTCGAATCCGGCGCACGCGGGCGCGTTTTGGAATTATTACAAAACGCGAAATTTTACAGCCATGAAAAAGCTGTTGAACAAATCTGTGGGTGGAAAGTTCGCCGGGCTCGCAATTCAGGCGGGGGTACCGAAGCCGATCCACCAGGCGGCCAGAACGACAAAAAACGGCGCTGTTTCTATAAGGGCAGATCAACGGGCGATTGTGACGAATCCGCAGAAGTTGAGAAATTACATCAAGTCCCGGCAGAAACAAATTGGAACGGCGGCGGCCGGTTATATGGCGGCGGCAAAGTCGGTCCGTGGGAAAAAAGTTAGTATTCGTAACATTCCGAAATGGAAAAACGTGGGAGCTCATCGGAAAGTTTCGAGCAAGGGCAGAGTGATTTTTCGCAAACGAGTCTCGGGGGAGCGGGCCAGTGTTTATAATGACGTTGATTATGTGCGGAATGCGATCACTCCCCAAAACCGTCGCGCCGCCGAGCGGATCGCCCGGGAAAAAATGATTAAAGCCTTTCGAATTGCGTTGAAGAAATCAATGAAGCGGGAATTCAAAAAGAAGAAGTGACAGAAACCGTAATATAAGCATGAGTATTTCCACCATCACACCCTCAAATATCGTCGGCATGGGAGCCGAAGGCATCGCGGAAACTCTCGCGGTTGGTTTGCTCACCTCGCAAGGTGGCATCGATTCATTATTTACGGCGGGCGGTGGAACCGTCAACGGAACGGTGCGGGCGGGAATGTTGGATGAAGGGCAGCTCCCCGATCGGCCCCGGATTGTCGCTAATGTGATCGAGGAAGAAACCGATTTTTCAACCCATCCCCGGCTGGCAGATGTCACGATTTCAGTTTCGCTTGATACCTGGGCGCGGGGTCTGGCTTCGACCACAGCACAGGCGGATGGAGATCATATCGGCACCGATGCTGTTGTCGGCGAAAAAATGCGGCAAACGATCCGGGAAGCGTTGACTGATCAAGCGGCGTGGACCACTTATTTGACTGATTTGCAAACGGCCCTCGGAGGCACTGCATTGGGATTTTCGATTCGAACACTGAAAATTGAAGTGGGAGCCACTGAAGCAGGGGAAGAGGACAACACGCGAGTGTTTGAAACCCGGCTCCGTATGTTGCTCGAGGCGGCGACGACGTGGGCGGATGTGGTGATCCCCGGCGGTTCATCGGTCACGATCAATATCGATTTTATTATCGAGGACGTTTCCGCTCAAATCGATGGCACCGAAACCGTGTTCACCGCCACCACTTTGCAATCGGTCGATCTGGTATTCCGGAACGGCGTCAAAGTCGAGGAAAGCGAAGTCACGATCGCCGATGCGGTGGTGACGTTTGTCGAAGCTCCCCAGGTCGGCGTGGATGTGATCGAGCTGCATGGTTACGCGGTTTAATTCTGACAGAGTTTGAACAACAAAGGAATGATTCATTTATCACAAATCAGGATGGGAGCGGTTTCCGTGGCGGCGGTTATTCAATCACCGATCGCGGATTTGGCGAGCGGATCCAATACGACGGCGGATGGTTACACTTTCCTGGCGGAAGATTATATTTTGTAGACGGCTCAAACGTCGACTATTGAAAAAGGGAATTACATTCACGCGGGCGGTTCGTTGACTCGTCCAACGGTGGCGAATTTGCGAGCGGGGGAATCGATGTTGATCGGCGCGGAGGTTTACGTTTTAAATGGGACGGATAATGCCACGGATCGGTTTGTGTTGACGGGCAGTGATGGTTCCGCCTCCACTTATGGTGGGATTGAATGCGTTATCGGGACGAATACGCAGGTCTGGCAAAATCGGAATGATTTAATTGGTGTTATTACGGGACCGACTGGACCCACAGGCCCAGCGGGAGCTGATTCTACGGTTGCCGGACCCACTGGACCCACAGGCCCAGCCGGAGCTGATTCTACG